TTTCCATAGTTTAGATTCTGTAAGGTTCCAGCCAGCTACAGTACCACTATGAGCAGTAAGAACACCTGCAGCATCAACAGAAAAAGGAGCTGTAAGAAATGCTTCATCACCAAGCCAAATACCATCACCAGGTTTAAGTCCTATGTAAGTAGCAGAAGCACCAGACCAAAGTAAATCACCGCCAATATTCCAGCCACCTAATGATGGTACATAAGTTATTGAACCAGTATCAGCATTATATTGAAGAACTTCATTATCAGAGCCAGAACCAAAAGTATATGCAATATTTGAAAATGTAAATAGATTTTGTAAATCTCTATCAACAGCAGAAAAATAGTCATTAATATTCCGACTAAATAAATCTTCAACTGATTCAATACGAGTAAAATTAGATTGTTTTGCTGCTTGATACATTATACGTTAGTCTCCAATAATGTTTTAATACCAATTCCATCAATTTGAAAATTTTCATCAACTGTATTATTCCCAAAATAAAATCTTACTGTACGACCACGACCAGTTAAATCTTGTCGTTTAATTACTGAATCTGGCGTGCCTGTTGCGTTCATGCTGAATGTATTAGTATAGTCTGCCGTTGTTCTAAAGTCATAAGCATAACCAAATGTAAGCGTACTTGCTGAATCTTTATGATACAACCATAAATGAGGTATTCCTTTAGAATCAGTTAAGTCATCAAAATTTTTCCAATTAGTCCAGTAATATGCATCAATAGCAGTTTCTACATTAAGAGGATAATCGTCGTTGTTTGTATCGCTTCTATAAACAAAACCAGAATAATCTCCCCAATAAGGTCGTTCCTCGACGCCATCAACCATAAAAGTCGCCATAGCACTAGGAGCCATACCAGTATATTTACTCCAAGCATTATTAAATGAATCCCATGTCAATACTATATTATTATTTGTAGATGTTGATACGGCAAGCCAATATCTATTTTTAGTTTTTTGATACATAGAAACAGCATTAGGTAATGCTGTATTTGTTATAGTCGCTATTGTAGTATTTATTCTATCGCTAAGTTTATAACTATTATTTCCATCAAATAAATACACTCCATCATAAGCTAAAAATACATGAGCATTACTAACTTCTTGAATACTATAAGGAGCAATACACCCTACATTAGAATTTGTTTTATTTATAACAAAAGGTATATCTGCATTGCCTGTAAAAGTAACAATGTATATCGAATGAGTTTTATATACTACTAATACATCACCAAGAACTTTAAATCCTGTAATTTCTTCGCCATCATTCATAGATACTTCATAAAAATCTGTAGCAGTCCAATCATCTATATCACGAAGTTTAGAAAAGTAAAATCTTGATGGTCTATCAACTCCACTAACGACTACATTAGCATAGAACGCATAATTCTGAAATTTAGTAACAAATTTTGCTCTTGTAAGTCCAGTAGGAACGGTCATAGCTTCTACATCACCAGCACCAGACCATTTAATAGGTAAATCCCAATCATTAGTCATTAAAGCATAACTTATAAAATTCTCAAAATCAAAATGCTTTCCAGCTGTAATACTTACTCCACCAGTAATATCATCCCATGTACCATCAAGATTATCCATTCTATATACTTTACCATCACATACTGATATTGGTTTCCGTAAAGCTGGAGTTTCAAACCAAAACAGTCCGTCTATCTGTTTATCTGCTGTTATTGCAGAAGTATTTAGAGCAGTATATCCATTACGTTGTTTGAACGAACCAAACTTATCAAAGTCTATATTCTGTAAGTCAGGAGATTCATTATCTTCAAGACCTAATGGACCAGATGTTGTGTTCAAACCACCATTAAGTTTCCGATAATTAACTGGCACAGAATCAGTTGAATATTTCATATTTCTCCTTAATAAATTCCAGCTGAACTAGAAGGACCGAAATTCGCACCAAAGTTTGCATAAGATATAATTGAATTACGAGATTGATTTGCCCTTTGTAAATTTGGGAACCAATCAATTTTATCAATATTAGTTTTCTTTAAAACTTTAATTTCATCTTTATAAAGACCAAAGAATTTATCACCTTCGTCTTTGTTCTGTTGATAATTAAGTTTAGCAGTAGCAAGAAGTATCAACGCTTCATCAAAATTCTGCCCTAATTCATGCACGTCGCCATTATTAACCAAACGATATGGTTCTTTATAATAATAAACATTCATTGTAAAAGCGGCAGATGCAACTGGATAAATTTTTACTTTCTTATATATAATTCCAGCAGTAATATCGCCAACTGGAATTACTGCAACTGTAACGGCAGCAGCATTTGAAGTCGCTGTAATTCTTCCAGTAGATGTCGCTGATTTAACAAATCTATCAACGCTTGTAAAAGATTTAGAACCAGCAGAAGCTGTAGTCCCATCTGCGGCATCAGTCGTAATAACTTCATAATCTGGATAACCACTAACAATACCAAAAACAGTACATTCTATGCTTGTATCAGCAGCAGCCGAAGAAGATATTGAAATAACACTTGCTGCTGTTGGCTGTGTTTTAACCATATCATTAGTCCACATACGATAACTATTTGGAGTACCAGAATCTGTTCTCGTAAGTCCTAAACCAAGAAACTTCTGTTCTGGAATATATGTCATTACGAAAGGATAACCATTTTTCTCATGCCACATAAAAAATCTATCTGATATTTGAGGAGCAAGAACAAATTCTTCTGTTGAAGCTGTTGTAGTAAAAGAAGTTGACCTTCTTAATGTTTTCCATAATGCTTCATTACTTAATCTAAATAAAGAAGTATTAATAACATTTTTTACTGCAGTATCAAAAGTTGTACCAGATTCATTCCTAGTAGAACGACGCTTGACTTCGTCTTGTAAATCTTCAAATGTAAACATAGTTACCTCACAATATTAATAATGGTATTGTTATAACAAACATAAATCCTCTAAACGGTTCAACGAGCCATTCATATTTTAATTTATTTGAATATGGTATTGCCAACATTAAAATAATAGTACGAACATAATATCCAACCCATCTTCCTGTATAAATAGTAACTGGAAGTGCCGAAATTCCATAACAAAATCCTGTAAGTGTCCATTCGTACCATTCTACGTCATCTGTCCCCCAATGGTCCCAATAAGTCGTCATACTCCCGAATGACAAGATAAAGAACCCCAAAAATGTTCCCCAGTAAGCCCACGTGGCGTTAAAAGGCACTAAGACATACAAACACACCAACCCAATCAAAGGCACGCCTAAGTCCCTGTATTTGGTCTTAAACGGGATTTTTAAATCTGACCCTCCAATTCTATAAAAAATTCCAGAAATAATTGATAAAACTAAAAGTGGTATGATTTCCATTATGGATTCACCTTTTTTATCTTAGCATTTAAAATTTGTTGAATATAATAATCACTCATACAATGAAATTTAACTCCATCTTTTTCTGTCTCATAAAATTCACTTTCATCAAAATTAATAACCTTAACTGTCGTACTACAACCTAGACATAATACGGTGCAAAGAACGAGTATCATCATTTTTAATTGCATCAGCAACCTCTTTTTGTAATATCTTTCGTTGAGCATTTCTTACAGCACTTTTATTAAAGAACCATACTATTATTTTCCATAATGCAATTAGTATAATCCATGCTTTTTTCATTATTCGCCCAACAAAAAATTCTTAACTTTTTCAACCGCGCCATATATTTTGTCGTATACGCTATTTACCTTAGCAATTACTTCATCAGCAAGACCTTCTTTAAGAGTTACAATATCGACTAACCTAATCACGATAATTACAACTTCTTTTAATGGCGGTAATACTTGTTGCAATAATCCTACAAATCCTGGAAGTAACTTCCATATTTTAATTACGATATTCATTTTGTTTCTCCTTTTTGTTCAATTAACTCAACTTTTTCAATTAAAACATTTATCTTTCGCCCATAAGACGCTATTTTTTCTTTTTCTATTTTAATCACAGGAATTAATCCACTTATTACAGTATTTGAATTAATGATTTTGTGTCTTAAATCTCCAAGTTCTTCCCATACTTTTTTCATAATTAATCCTTCGATTATTACATACTACCATTTTTTAAAATAATCCCCAACAATGTGATAACAACTAATCTAAACGCCCAATCCATTATTCCTTGACTTGTTTTCTTTTTGTTTAAATATGAAACCCACATTGTATCTATTTTATGTTTAACTCCTACTTTGCCGTTTCCAACCCATATAAGCAAAAACTTGTTACTTGCATCTTTTATCTCGTTTTTCATTTCATCAAATTTATTCTCTAATCTTTGATTTCGTTCTTGACACGTTTTTTCGCTTACTGAATTTTCCACGCTGTATATCCTTTGTTGTTGTTCTTAAGCTGAATTATCTGCCATTAGTTTCTTTGTTCATTGAATTATCATTATTCTACGTGCTGATGCTGCTGCAACATATTCAAATGCCCCTATATCCCACGTTGTTCTTGTAGTACCAGCAATATCATCTGTAAATGTACCACTTAAATCTGAACCAGTATTATATATATCTGCATCTGTATCTTTAACTGTAAAATCATCGCCAGCCGCACTTGTAAAGTTATCAGCAGATGCCGTAGCAGTTGCGGCTAAAGTTATTGTGATGTCATTCGGTACATCAGCATCAACAATAGCCGAACAAGTTAAATTTCCATTTGCTGCAATAACATCTGCAAATTGATTAGCAGCACAATCTGTAGGGTCAGCCGCTAAAGACGCTGCCGTTGTAGCTTCTCCACTCATCACATTACTATACTGTATTTTCTTAGAAGTCCCACCATCATTAATATACATTTCATCTGTATCAGCAGGTGTAACAGCTAGTTCTGCTAAATCACTAGTTTTAGTATCCGCAGCAAATACATTGTATGAAAACATACATAGAATTATAGGAATTAATATAAGTTGCTGTAGATATTTATACATTATTTATCCTTTGGTTTTTCTTTAACTTCTTTTTTAACCACTGGTTTATTCATTTCCTGTTGTATAGCTTGTTTTACTTGTGCAATACGGTTATTTAATAATTCTAAATTAACCATTAACTTTCCGTACTCCTCGTATAACTTTTCCATTTTAGCTCCTCTTTTCCCTTTTAATACAATTATCTTCTCTAATGATTACTTGCTTCTGCCTATCACGAAACCGCTTCATCATATCCTCAAGTTGTTTTCGCATCGGGCATTTATCCCAATCTTTACAGTCTGTCGTCATAATAAATTAATGCCTCCTCTTTGCTCAATATACTAAGTCTTGTTGCCTTATCTTGAAATACACCTAATTTACTATCAGCAATAACATTAGGGTTCTTCTTATATCTAGGCTTAACACCGCTTGTCCTTGTCATCCATTCACCAGTCGTAGGATTGATATAATACCTAGTCTTAACTAATGGATTGACTTGAACCTTATCTAACTTCTCAAGTAATACACCAGCAATATCTTTAAACTCGCCCTTGTGTGGATAGTAAACTTCAAGCAACTCTGTATCTTCATTGACGAAAGTAACAACACATTTCTTTCCAACTGGAATGTTTAATTTACAATCATCAATAATGTTCTGTCGTGAGTAATAGTCATATTGAATACTGTCAGGGTCAATCGTACCTGTAATACAACCTGATACCTCTAAGTCTCCATTTATTTCCATATCATCTTCAAAGGTAGACCAGTTATCAACGTCAAGTGTTCCGTGTACGTCTGCATTACGATCAACATCTAACGTATCAATATGTGCTGTTCCGTCTAAGAATAAATCTCTAAACTCAACAGTAGAAGTACCTAAATCAACTGTGTTATCCGACGCTGGAATTATATGTCCAACATTATTAATATTTTTACTATTCATATTTAAGTCGGTATATGCTTTACTCATTAGTTCATCTCCCACACTAAAACACTATTAACATAAAATTGTAAACTTGTTCCATCTGAAACAATATAATCCGTACAACTCGCGCCATCAAAACATATTTTATTGCTTTGCGGAACAGAAATATCACCTGTTGTATCAATATCATTATCAAATACATATTTATCAAAGTCTGTCCAGTGTACTTCAACGCCAGCAGTTATACCTTCATTATGTATTACTAAATCTTCTCCGTCAAAAGTAGAACTAACGTCTAATGCACTTCCTTGATATAATAATCTATTATCCAACATAGCCATACTCGGACCATTGATGAATAACGTACCAGCGCCAGAGTGAGTAATATACATACTAGGAGCAACATAATCAAAACCCCATGCTTTATTGTAAGATGCATCAACATACTGCAATCCATGACCATCTGTAATCATTACATTACCGTCAATTATAAGAGCATCTGGTGTAAACAATCCACTTATAGGAGTAAGTACAGGCGCAAAATATCCATCTTCTGGACCACCGAATACTGTGCTTAACACAATACTTGCAGGACCTTCACCGCCACCCCAATTAAATGTAAAGGTATCACCGTTGCCAGTATCAGAGTTCCAAACTTCTGTATCATTATTAACTAGATAACCGCTTAAGTCTTGGTCGCCTGAATTATTTCCTGAAAGAGTTCCACCATTGAATGTATCGGCTGTTAAATCTCCTGTTATGTCTACACCATTGAAAAATGACCAGCTTCCATCAGTATCCATTCTTGCGCTTTCATCAGCCGATAAATGAGGGTAGAATTTGCAAGTCTTTCCTGTTGTCGGTCCAGGAACAATCACAATTCCATCAGACCATCTACCATATAGAAATAAGCTTCCCTGAATTATGTTCCCTGATGCTGTCCCACCTACACCGATATTTGCAGTTCCACCAGATTGCCCACCATCATTTGTGAATAGAAATTGTGAAGATTTGGTTGCACTTGTGCTTTCCATTTCTATTTGGGCATGAGCGTCGCTTACTTCTAACACATGAAGTCTTGATGTTGGTAAGTCTGTACCTATCCCAACATTACCCTGAGTAGTAACTATTGATCCTTCTGTCTCTAAATCTCCTGTGCTAAAATCCCAATCACCCGTCAATACTCCGTCGTTAATAGTGTTTGTTCCTAAGTCTATTTCTCCAAGAAATGATATTCCTTCTATTGAAATATCATCACCAGAAGTAGCAGGAGACAAAACAGTTCCTGTACGACTCCAATATCCAAACACACCAGATGAAGGATATATAAAAGAAAAACTACCGTCATTATTATCAAGAAGAGTATTGTTGGGGAATTTAAGTATACGGAATCTACCTGCTGGATCACCGTCTTCTTCTTGAACAAGAGGAAGTGCTGATCCAATTCGTGTGCTTTGTGAGTAAGAAGGAATCGCAAAGCATAATATTATTAACCCAATGAAGGTAGCTTTCATTTTTTAAGACTCCCAATACCTTACATCAGCGGTTCCAGTTTCGACTATTGCGTAAATGGGACCTAACCAACCCTCCGGAATTTTGTCTTTCGTAAAAGATTGATATTCATATAACGGTACTCCATTAACAATTGTTACCGTATCATCTGGACCAATAAAAATCAGTTTCGCTGAATTGTTAGCAAAAACGATACCTTTTCTTTGTTCGTTAGGACCAACAATCAGCGTGGCTGAATCAGTTATTGATACAGGACCATAAGCCATTAATTTTCCTCAATAAACTGAAAAGTTACTCCAGTAAAATTAGAATCGTCATCATAGAAACAACCAGCAGGAAATAAAATACCATATGTTCCATAAGTTACTGTTTTTCCTGTAGATACTGTTCCAACTTCACGAACCCATATTGCAGCACTAGCTGTTGTTCCATTACGAAGAACAAGTTGACCTGCCGTACCACCACTCAACATATTTACTGCAAAAAGGCGAATAGGTTTGCCAGAAGTTCCTATTGCCGAATCTGCTGTTTTGCTTACCGCACCTGAATAACCCATTTATAACTCCTTTTAAATAGATTTCACATTTTTAACTTCTTTAGCATTTCTTAATTTTTCTGGTCCAAAACCACCTACGAAATTATTATCTTTATTACCAGTTGAATCTTTTCCACCAGCAAGATAAGCAACTTCTTCTGAAACTTTTTTAATTCCACCTTTTACAATTTTCTTAGCATTTTTCTTTTGTTTTTTTGTTTCTTCTTCTTCATCAAAACCTATTTGCTTTAAATAATCTGCTGGTGTATTAAATCCCATATTTCTTGTCGCTTGTAAAAACTCAGGATCAGTTTTAAAATTACGACCAAAGAAATCAAGATTTTCTGCTTTTAACATTTTTACTGCTTCTCTATCTGGACCAGTATAAATAAACAAATCCCCTTCTTTTACTTCATGTGAACCATCTGGACCTACAATCAAATCACTTATCAATGTTTTCCCAAAAGTATTGGTCATTGAAAATGATTCTTGTCGTGGCGACCACTCGCCACCTATTGATACAAATTTTGCCATTAACTATCTCCTTTTGCTTTGGTTAAATTAGCATTTTTAATTAATTCATCAACTTTACAAACTTCTCTACCACATCCATATTTAAGCCAATTCTTATAAGCATAATAATCTTGTTTATTATTATAAGCATTACAATTATTAAATGTTTCATCTGCTTCGCCACGACCAAAATAAGCAGAATTATGGTCGGTATGATATTTTCCATCAAAATAAAGACAATCACTTCTCTTACCAATCCAAAACCAAATATTATCTCCACAAGAATGTCGAAGTTTAGGATATTGAAGCCATCCTATTTTTCTAACAATATCTCCATCAATAACGCTTGTAATAGGAAATTCTCCAGGATTAACATTACCAATATAACTTGTACCATATTTTTCAACCATTGTATCGTCTTGACCACAAGAAATCTTTAACTTTTGACAAAGAGCAATATCCCAACCTTTATTCTTATAAACAATATCGTCATTCGTTACACTATAAAACTCGTAATCATTAAACTCTTTAAATGCACGATTTATAATCTCTGTTGTAAGTGTACAATCCATTTCACGACTATAAATTTTAACTTTTACCCAAGAAGGTAATGTGCTTGTATAATCTTCCAAGTAATAATCATCATCATCTAATAGCACCATAAAATCTGTATGGTTAAAATCACACGTAGATTCAATGCTATCTAAAGTTTCTTTTATTCTTTCTGGTCTACCTCTACTCGGACAAATCACTAACAATTTTTTCATCTTTCTCCCAAAAGAATGAGGGAGGGTTTTACCCCTCCCCCAACCATTATTATTCAAAGTTAAACTGGAATGTCGCTAAACCAGCACTTGCGTCTGGAATAACACATTGACCAATAACTCTTTCAGCAACAAGGTCTGATACCGCTGTAGAACCACCTGAAGCTGTTTGAACCCAACCTATACTAGCACCTGTATTGTCAGTAAGAGTTACAGCTTCACCAGCTAGAATCGTACCATCAACATAAGCACCCGCAAGACCTTTGACTAAAATCCAGCCATAAGGTGCTACTGAAAAGTCAATGCTAGAAACGGTAACCCCAACTGCGAGGTTATTTTCTCCGGCAGCTCCACTTGCTTTAATAAGCTGGGCAAACTTTGAACCTAAGATATGAACGTCAGAAGTAGCGTCTAAAGCTACCTGAAGTTTATCATAAAGTTCAATACGAACTTTTCCTGTTGCAGGATTACCTGTGGCAGTATTACCTTTAATACGGTAAGAATACCCAACACCTGTTCCAGCTACAACTGTGAAATAACCACCAGCGTGTTCGTCAGCAACGATACCAGCATTTGTCATTTCTAAAAACTTACTTCCGATTGTACCGTCAGTTACTGTGACACAAGATGCAGGAGCGATAACTGCGTTATCTACACCAGCAACTTCTCCACCTTCACTAACATCAGGTCCAACCAAAACACCAGGTACACAATCTTCAATAAATTGTGCATAAACATAACTATTTCCATCTAGTCTCTGAATCCTTGTGCCTACAGCGTATCTTTGTGTAGCGTGCATATCAAAGATATTGAAATCTGCACCTACCTGTGGAATACCCTGTACTGCATTACTGTGCCTATCTGCTAAAGCCATTTTAATCTCCTTTCCTAGTCCCAATCCACAAGGACATCGGAATTATTATTGTTAATTATCCTCTAACAAGAATGTATATTGTAGCTCCGTTATCATTACCAGCATTTGTATGAAAAGTTAATGCACCAGAAGAATTAGCTACGTTTACAACCGCACCAACTTCATCTGTGCTACAACTTGACCATATTGAAACAATCCTAGAACCAAGACCCGAAGCCCATGTATCATCGGTATCAATAAGCGTTGTTTCAAATTTACAAATAAGTAACTTTAACGAACCTAAACTTTCTTGAATGATGCTATCTGGTACTATTGCTGCCATATCATATCTCCTTTCATATCAGAATTTATGATATTCCTGTAAGTTTTAATTGACGTCTACGATTGTTAGTACCAAAAGCACCTCTCCAAAGAATATATGCAACTCGTACTGTCTGATTAGACGGAGTAATAAAATCCGTTGTAATAAAATCAGTCATACTATCAACATATAATTTAAGGAAGTTAGTATTAACCATAAACATTAATCCACTTTGAATTTCATTCCCATAAACAATAGGAACACCTTTAAACGTCAAATTACGAAAACCTGCATTTGCAGTTAAATCACCATTAGAAATTCTTTCTAAAGGCAATCTAGTATCTTCATATTTCTTAAAGATAGTTTTAGTCGTAATAATTGTATCAGGATTTTCGTCTGTAGCAGAACCAGATACAGCATAAAAACCTGTACCCATATCGCTCAAACCCTGTGTAGCAAAAGCACCAGAAGCTGTTTCTGTAGCCTGCCAAAACGTATCTGTTGCTCCATTAATAGAACCTAAAGTTCCAGTATCACAAATAGTCTCTAAATCTTCAAGATTATTTGCACCTGCAACTGGTTTAGATAAAGCACTTTCCATACGTTTAAAAATTGCCTTTTCAGACAATAACATTTTCGTACTAACAAGTTTAAGAATTTTATGAGCATCACCACTATTTGAGCGTTCTTCATCACGAGAAATAACGATTGGTTCATAAACATTCTGCCATTTATATTCAACCATTGTTTGAGTATTTGGTTGAGTGTTATTTAAAACATCAGCACCAAGATAGAACCCACCTTCATCCTGTTCTGACTCAATCAAAGATTCAACAATAGAAGCACCACCATCAATAACTTCTTTTGAATCTGAATTTCCTAACAATCTAAGAATAACATTACTATTATATGCGTTATCCACTAATCTTCCACGATATTCTGCTACTGTTGTATTTAAAATAGCACTATCAATGGTTGATGGAATAGCATATGGACTTACTGGAGTAGCCATTTATATCTCCTTATTTATCTCTTTAATTTATCCAAATTATTTTGAATAATTCGGTTTAAAAATTGTTTATTTGTTTCACCTTTTTCAGCTTGAATTTCTGTATTAGGTTGCTGAACAGTATTATTAGGGAAAGAAGATATTTGTTGCTTTTCTTCGGCACCACCATTTCTATCTTGCAATCCCATTTTATAAGCATTATTGATATTTTCTTCATAATTAACTATTTTATACAAGTCCTCACTCGTAGCTTTTATTTTGCCAGAAATAAGTCCTGCACGAACATTATCAATTTTTTCAGAATTATAATTACCATATTTTTCAGACAGTTGTTTATGTTCACGTTGAAAATTCTCTTGTGTCTGATTTTGACTTAAAGTATTAAACTGTTGCTTAAACTGTGCATTTTCTTGTTGCAATGCAGTTAAAGTCTGTTTAACACTATCTGGTACATACTCATCATCGCCAATAATTTGCTGTTCATTTGTATTACCTAAAATAGATTCCGCAGAGGTCAAAAAATCTTGATTCTTTAAGAGTTCTTGAACACGTTGCGGAGTCCAACCTGGATTCATACCATTTTTTAATTCTGTTAATTCTTTCCGCATAGTTGATATTTCTTCTAATCGGCTACCAATTCCTGAAACTCCTGTTTTCCTTAAAGCTGTCATATACGCTTTAAGCTCAGGGTCCTCAATAGAATCAATCTTTTCCCGAAATTTACCATCATTATAAATATCTGCATCTATATCATCTTCTGATTGCTTCGCAGGGGACTTGGTATCTACAAATCGTGTTACCTTTGTAAGTATATCATCTGAGTTAGTTTGTTGAGTGTTGTCATCAACTTGCTCAACTTTTTCCTTTGTCTGAACATTAGTATCTACATTTGCATCAGTATTTACAACTTTACTTACATCTTGTGATGCTTGGTCTGATACCTGTTCAGGTTTTGTTACTATATCCTGTATCTTCATTATATTCCCTCCGAATTAGGATTAGGTTTTTAATGTTTATGAAAATCCACCTTGTATATTAAAATCTGAAACATCTCTTGTTCTTGTAATAGCACCAATTTCAATTAATGCGTTTATTGCCCTATCCCCAAGTTTAATGTTTCCCTTTTTATCAGCAGTACATTTTAAAGATTCTATAATAGAATTTGCTTTTTCACTTAATCTCTGCATTGGTTTATGTGCGTTTTGTTTATCCCAATTATCAGCTAACTCATGGCACGCATCATAAGGCAACATTCTTTTTTTCTTCATTTCAACTATATAATGCTCTTTACTATAAATCATCATTCCTAGAGCATCATTAAAATGATGAAATTCATGGTCTTCCATTCCTTTAGATAATTCACGAATAGAACTATCTAACATTTCATCATACGTCTTTCCAAAATATCTTTCTTCTTCTGTCTTTATCATAATGATACAAATTGTTTTGTTAAATCTATACTTCTGTTATTCAAATCTAAAACATTAAATACATCATTTATTTTTAGATTAGATTTAAACTTTGACGATGATGTATAAAGTATAACTTCGCCATCTATTTCTTCAATAGCTTCAATACATTCAGTATTTATAAAAGAATTTTCATCAATTTTTATAAATTTAGAACTCAAAATTTCTCCATAGTTGGTTTCTTAGTTTTTATTTGCTGTCCAGGACTACTTTGTTTTTCTTGTGCAGCTTGAAGTAATTGAGATTGAACCATAATAAGTTGTTCTAACACTTCACTCATTTGTCCTTGCTTTTTAATTAATTTATTAATTGCTCCGTAAACTTCTAGCTTTGCTACATGGTCATCTTTTTCAGATGGAGGAAATGGTAATTTAGGTGCTCCTGTCAAAGCAGCGTCAACATTTGCCTGTGCTTCTTTTAATTGTTGTACGCTAACAAATCCCATAGATTCTTCTGGTTTAATATTTCTAAAAATTTCAGAATCATTTATTTTTTGTCTTAATAAAATTCTTTCAATAAGAGGAGTAAAATTTATTGTCTTTCCTTCTTGTTGAAGTTTTTGCCTTATTTCAGGATTGCTAAATGCTTCTACTGCCATTGCCATTGTTTCATTAAGATTACGTAATTCTGTCTCTGGAGATTCAGGTAACATTGAAATTGCATCAATTTCAACATCTGTATCTGCCTGTAATTCTTCTTTAATAGGATTTTCACTCCATTGAATGTCGAGGGTTCCCATAATCCGTACTGCATCTTTTTGGGGGACAAATTGTTTATTTAATTGATTAATATAGTGCATAGATTCTTTAAGATAATCTGACATTATATCTTGACGATATGCTGGTCTTGCAGATGACGCTGCCGCTCTAATTTTTACAGATGCAGCACTTTCTTCACCAGATTGTAGGAACCCTCGTTTTAAATCGCTTACCATAGATTTATCTTCTAAATTTTTCTGAATACGTTGGTCAATTATATATAATTCGCTTGATGCTGCTGAACCAGGAGATGCAACAAACATTCTCGTACTTGGGTTAACATCTGTGTCTTTAAAAAGAATAATTGAATTTTCACCTTGTCGAATTTTTTCAATATCTTCTTCATCAATTCCACCAGTAGAAATACCAACCCAATTTTTTGTATTTTCTTGTGCATTACGTAACTGCAAATTTATAATAGAATTTTTCTGGTCAACAATTGATTTATACGTACTAACATCATCTAATCCAAATTTATTATCATTAAGAGAATTAAACTCTAAAATTTTTGGAGGGAACCCTTCTGCTTTTATTGTATTATTACTAACACGCAAAGGTTTCTCTTGTTCTTTTGTAAGCAATAATATCCAACCATCTTTACCGTCACGATTTTCTTTTTTTGTTGGTCTAAGAAAAATTTCATATATTCGTAAAAATTTACTCGATTTGGATTTTTTAAATCTGTCAGAACTAAACGATAATAATGATGGTTTTCCAATATCACCATTTCCTTTTTTACCTTTCCCAATTTTCGCACCATAGCCATCAAATCCTTTTAATTTCTTTTTATCAATATCTAATTTATCATCTTCTAAAATATCATTTAAAGGAATATCCATTGCACGACCAACCCATTTAGCTTCTTCAATATCAATAATATTTACACTAGGGTCGAAAAGAAACATCATAGGATTAACACGTTTAACAAAAACTTTTTCATTTTTAATATATAAAGCATCTTCTTCTGTCATTCCAAAATCACCTTTATATCCATGCCACATAATACCAAAAGGAAAAAGAAGTGCATCAAGTAATACCTTACGAGTTTCTCTTTTATATTTCATTTCAGATAAAGAATAATTAAGAATAGCTTCTTGTGTACGTGCAGATTTCTGACTATCTAAAACAGTATCTTTCTTTTTACCAGTAATAGGGTCAAATACTTTAGCAATAAAAGTTTTATGTTTTGCTTTTAAATATGCTTTTGGATTACGAAAAAATATGGAAGGTAATGTGTTTTGAATAATTGGATAAACTTCATTAAGAATAATATCCCAAGCACCTCCTATTGATGGAGTATGGCGACCCATGTATCTTGAAATTGATTCTTCTAAAATAGGTTTTAACTCATGCTCATTAATTGCTTCTGCCATTGCTATTTCATCTAAAATATCATCTACTACATCTTGAGAAATTTTTGCTTTTGCCATAACAATCCTTTTATGTAAATGTTCATCTTTTTAAACACCTATGTCTATCATATAGCACAAACATACATTGTGTCAACACTATTTATAACTTTCTGTTGTATGTAATGGGAATGAACTCTTTTTAGATTTCTGTCCGAAAACAAATTCCTTCTTTGTTTGCTGTTTTTTATATCTTTTTAATACCCAATCAATTTCAGTTTCTTCTTCTTCAATTTTCTTTTTTGACCTGGGATATTTAAGCAACTTAACAGTTGTATGTGCTGCATCAGGAAGATCATCATGCACACCACTTGGTATTCTAAGTAACTGATATTCGTATCCACCGAACTTATTCCTATGAAAAATTGTATGATTAACGTATCTTGGCTGTAATGTCGTAACAATACGAGTAATTTTGTCCTTATCCCACTTAATATCCTTCAAAACAAGATATTTCTTGCGTGCTTTCATAGCTTTTCCAAGCAACCACTTAGTAACCTTCTCCAACATAGCCTTTTCAAACCCAATTTCTACTAAATAACCTGTCATTCTCTCGTATTTTTCTACCATACTGAACAAAATATCTTCAAATTCATCTGGTCGCATACCTTTTTTATTCACATAATCATCTAAAAGCACTTCATCATTAGGGGTAAGTAACCCTGGCATCAATACACTATCATCAGCTTCCTTTTTTTCGCTCCATGCCAAATCACAACCAATCGCAGCACGACAGTCTAATAAAGAGTAGACAGACATTACACTATTATCGTCATTATACAATACAGCATTTCCATCTTGGATATTCCATTGCCTAAAATCGCTTTCATGGAACTGGCGTCTTGCACCACTAATCGGGTCGTTCTGATATTCTTTCGCAAATTTTATAGGGTCATCAGCTTCAATCTTCGCTAAATCTTCAAGGCTATACTTCTCGCTCCATAAAGCATAATCATTCCCAGAAGCATCAATATTACGAGCTTGAAAACGAAATTTTTTAAATTCGAGGTATTGGTTAGAACTTACAACCTTCGCTACCAAACAATCATCATGGATAATCGTTCCGATAAAGATTAACTGTCCACCAGATTGATAATCTATCGCAGGGTCAACAGCATCATTGAAAATACGTTCACATTCATGTCTTAATTCGGGGTTCTTTACAGTCTTATCATCTTCAAGGTCATCTACCAACACAGCATCAGGTCGCCAAGCGATAAACTTCTCACCACGTATCGAACCCATCTGGTCATAACCTTTGCACAGAACCCTTGTCATAAATCCATCTGGATGAACGAAAATTGCTTCATCTTGAGTGTCTTTCTTCAATGTTATACCAAATACTGAAAGCAATACATTATTAGAAATCTCATATTTGATAGTCGCTAAACTACCATTAGCTTTAGATAATGTATTCTGCAGAATAATAACATGATGCTTCTTCTTGAAAACTACCCAAAAA